TTATATGTGTTTTTCCAACGTAATTACCACTACCCCCACCGACTTGATATCAGTGAGGCTACATTCAAACTCAGCGGATTTATTTGATAATCTAACCTTCCCGCCTGGTAACCTGATTACATCAAAAATATCGAGAGCACCGTCAATGCTAATCAGCCAGCGACCATTAGCTATGTTTGAGGCTGAACAGTCGACAAGCCAAGACGTATTAACCCCATCAACAAAAAGCAAATCGTTAGTATTTGGCGGAATCATTGAGGGATCGGGATGCCAGTATCCAGCATCCTTGAGAGCCCCAGACTCAAGACGGGATTTTTTAATAGAAAGCTCAGTCGCAAGGGTTTCCTTGCTATCTCGCATTTGCCCCTTACCTGTCGCTAACCACTCAAGAGATACGCCAGTATCAAGAGCACAGGTAACTACCACATCACCAGGAAAGAAATCTCTCCGAACCCACGTACTAATGGTTCCTGAAGAAATGCCGAGTAAATCACCAAGTTCCTTCTGCATGTTAAAGCCGTAAGCATCAAGTATCCTGCGCAATACCGTCTTGCCTCCATTCCCCATAATCTCGTCATAGAGAGCTTTGCCTTTCAGCTTTGAGGAATCATATTCTAAATTCGCATTTGCAAGCTCACCGGTAACAAGCCAATTGATATCGGCCCCAGTATCGAGACAGCATCTCACAATGATATTTCCGGGTATCGCATCACGCTGTACCCAGCCGCTGACACTGTGCTTAGCGATGCCAAGCAGATCAGCCAAATCCTTTTGCATCTTGACGCCATATGCAGACATCAGGCGCTCTAACACTCCATCCGAAGCACCAATACGCCACTGAACATCGAGTTCAGAACTCATAAAAACCCCTATAGATAACTTTATGGGTGTTTACAGAAAACTTTTTACGATCTATATTGGCGTTCATCAACCACGATGCACGTCAATGCAATTCACTACAACCAACCGGAGATGATGCGATATGTCAGATGCAAAATCAACCATGCCTCACACCATTAATGACTCGCAAATCCAAACTTTGCTATTAAACCCTGAGCAGTTGAACGCCATCGTTAGCGCAATGCTACCAGCAGTGGAAACGATGATCCGCTCGGCTATGTCCGACACCATGACCGTAGAAGACTTTGCCGCCGCGCGCGGTGTGAGTGACCGTCTGGTGTGGCAATGGATTGATAAGGGCATTCTTCTAAAGGCTCCCACTAAAGATTTTTCTAGCAAAGAGGAAGCCAGTAAACGAGGCCGAGTTCTCATCAATGTGAAAGCCTGGCGCGACAAGTTAACTCAACAGGCTATCGACTGCCGTTACATCGAAAATAACAAAACCGCATTCAACTGAGTTTGATTTTGCAAGTTAAAGGGAGTTACAGCATGTTAGATTTTCGTGTTTCGTCACATGCACACTTTGATGATGCATGCAGAAAATTCGCGGCCACGCATAACGTGAAAGAGCTGGCCGATAAAGCCGGTATCAAGCCGCATACGCTTTACAACAAACTCAACCCGGAACAGCCGCACCAGTTAACGCCGCGCGAAATCTGGACGCTGACAGACCTGACCGAAGATTCGACCCTCGTCGATGGTTTTCTGGCGCAGATCCATTGTCTGCCATGCGTGCCGGTCAACGAACTGGCAAAAGAGAAACTGCAATCCTACGTCATGCGCGCCATGAGTGAACTCGGCGAGCTGGCGAGCGGTGCCGTTTCAGGCGACCGCCTTACCCCGGCCCGTAAGCAAAACATGATTGCGAGCGTAAACGCGGGTATTCGCATGCTGTCGCTGTCGGCAATGGCATTGCAGGCCCGGCTCCAGGCTAACCCGGCTATGACGAGTGTCGTCGATACCGTCAGCGGCATCGGCGCGTCATTCGGTTTGATTTGAGGTGCTTATGTTGACTAACGAACCGTCATTCGCCTCTCTGCTCAAAAAACGTAGCCCATCCATGCACTACGGGCACGGCTGGATAATGGGTAGCGATGGCCAGCGCTGGCACCCTTGCAACTCTCAGTCCGAATTGTTGAACGGCTTAACAGCAAAAAAAGTCTCTGCGGTTAAGCGGCTTTTAAATGCATTAATGGGGGCAAAATGAACGAAAGAATTTCAGCTCATGACACCCAGGCGAGCAAGCTTTTTAGCAATGCTGATTGTTCTACTGAGCAACCGAAGACCATGACCGGCGAAGAGTGTTTCGCACGGTTTCATCAAAAGCTGAAAGCAACAGAAAATAAGGCGCTGCGTAATTTCAATAAGCTTGATGAAGATTTTAAGTTTGTGGTTTTAACGCTTGCTAACCGAAATAATCCGGGCGTGTTTCGCTCTGATGAAGTCGGTAAGCCATATGAGTATTTTGATATAGATCGCCGCAAGCTGATTATTGCGTCAATGAACAAAATTTCCCGCTGGGGTGGAATTTTGCCCCGGCATATTTCCATTCATGAATGCTTTTTAGCTAATTAAATAAACCCGTAATTAATGGCGTAAACCCGCCGGGCTTCTTATTGCCCGAAATCAGGAGATTAAGAATGCACAAACAAGCTTCAGAACCAAAAGAAAATACCGACCTGCTTCTTGAGGTTATCGGTATTGCAAAACGTGAAGAGCGTAAAGGTCGCGCGCTCGCTGTTTCCATCCGGCTTGAGGCACTGGCAACCCATATTGCTAACAAAGGTATGAGCGCTATCGAAGCGGCCGAACTGTTGCGCCGCGAAGCCACCCGCTACGAAAACGAATCTCAGGAGTTGCACTAATGGCCGATGCAATGGATATCGCACAACAGCGCGAGCAGGCAGAACGCGAGCGCCTTATCAACAAAGCGCGCAGCCATATCGCTGCGCCTTCTCGTTTTACCTGCGAAGAGTGTGAAGCTCCAATCCCGGAGGAACGCCGTATCGCCATCCAGGGAGTTGCGCTTTGTGTCACCTGTAAGGAAATCGCAGAGCTGAAAGGCAAACACTACAACGGAGTCGCGGTATGAACTTAAAAAACCGAACCAAACAGTTAACAGAAAAAGAATTAGAAGACCTGATCTGCGAGCTGGAAGCGGCAGGCTTTTACCGCCGTCAGTTGATAGGGCTGACTGAGCTGCAGGAACGCCGCAAAGCGGAAGCCAATAACAAGCCTGTAGCGTGGACTTGTGCGGAACAGCTGCGCGATGCAAAGGCTCAAGGCTGCGGGTACGTCTTTGGCTTAGGTATCCCTGCTAAAGCAGGCCACCAGATAATGCTGTACGCCAACATGCCGCCGGTAACTTCTGAACTTTTCATTTCAGGTGTTCGTGATGAGGATGGCGACTGCACTGCGGTTGAAGATGCTGCCGCACAATTCTGGACCGTGTATTGCCGCAATGAGGACGGGACCTGCGATGCGCTGATGGACTTTGTGAGCAGGGAAAGTGCGGAAAAGGCGATTCAAATGATTGCCCCTAAGCCCGCGCAAACCGGTGTCGATGACGATGTGCGCAACATTATTGGGCTGCTGGAAAATAACGAGTGGGCGGAGCATTGCACTGAAACTGTATTAGGTTCGCGTCTGGAAGCGGAAATAACACGACTCGTTGGTAGCATGCAGTCAGCGCCGGTAGTGCCGAAGAAAATACCGCGCAGTGTTTATATGGTCATCTATCAGGAATGCGGCGGTTTCGTAGACTGCGGTGCAAATGCTCAAACAATCTGGGAAGCCTGCCGCGCCGCCATGTTGAAAGGTGGTGCAGCATGAGCCTCCGCATCGAAATCGGCGACAAATGGGTAATTACCAGCGACCAATATCAATTCATCCTGAATGAAAAGAAAGTCGCTCAATCCGGGAAAAAAGCTGGCGAGGAATGGCTCGACACTATCGGATATTACCCGAAAATTAATCAGCTTATTTCCGGGCTGATTCATCATCATATCCAGCAGTCGACCATCAACTCAATTGAGGAAATGGCAGCTGAGATTAAACGCATTGGCGCGCTATGTGGCGATGCATTTAACGTCATGGAACAAAGCGAAAAAATCGGAGGTTGTCACTGGATATCGTGGAATGAATTAAGCGAACGCGGTCTTATCATCCGTATTAATAAAGAAATTCTACACCCTATTGGGCTGGCGGTTTTCCGTGACCCTCAAACAGGTATGTCACGGGGCGCTTTAGTTTCCCCTGATGGTATTTGGGAATATGACCAGTCCGTTTCAGTGAAGGGGTGAGCGTGGGTATTTCTTACGCTTATCCGTGGAACGCTCCACGGTCGGCAATAGCCAGCCCATACCTTACCTATGATGAAGAGCATCGCCGCGATCGAATGATTGCGGCTTTGCTGCGTGCGCGTAAGGCCCTCTCTCTTCAGCCTGAGTGTGTGCGTTTTGACGTTTATCGCACCGCGACGGTACTGGAGCAAAATCAGGGCAGTCAACGAGCCAATGCCTTTTTAATCAGCTTCTGCAAAAAGGCATTGCCACGTCTTGAACTGGTCGCAAAAAAATATGAGTGCGCGGGTATCAACAGCAACGTATCAGCCGCTGTTTTTGGAGGTCATTTTGATACCCGGCTTATGCAATATCTGGCCTCCCGCATGGTCAATATGGTTGCCAGATATAACCGTCTCCCGGACATGTCTCGCGCCGATATCGACCTTCTGGCTGGTGATATTGCTAATTTCATTCGTTCTGAGCTGGCAAATATTGATGACTCAGGTTTTGGTGAGCTCAAAACGCTATACACCTGGTACATGCACGCTGGTTTTATTTCTCTGCAATTCAATGTCACCCCTCCCCATTGGGATCGCGTGACAAATAAATACTTCAACAAAGATGATATCGCCCCCGCAGTAATCCGTATGTTTACTGAGTCATGGTGGCGTAGTCGTCTGCGTCGTGTCGCGTCGGCATGGCGCGAACATCTACAAATTGCAGTCGGCAACGTCAGCAAGAAACGACACGCCTACGCGAGTAAAAACTGCGTGACTGACTGGCGCGAGCAGAAGCGCCGCACGCGTGAGTTTCTGAAGGGCTTAGAGCTCGAAGACGAGGACGGCAACCGAATCAGCTTGATTGAAAAGTATGACGGTTCGGTCGCTAACCCTGCGATACGCCGCTGTGAGCTTATGACCCGCATCCGTGGGTTTGAAAATATCTGCAATGAACTCGGTTATGTCGGGGAGTTTTACACCCTGACCGCGCCGTCTAAATACCACGCCACCACCAAAGCGGGCTACCGTAACAGCAAATGGAACGGAGCCAGCCCAGCAGATACACAAAGCTATCTTACTGGCTTATGGGCGCGTATCCGCGCGAAGCTGCACCGTGAAGAGATTCGTATTTTCGGGATCCGCGTAGCAGAACCCCACCACGACGGAACCCCCCACTGGCACATGCTTATGTTCATGCTGCCGGAAGATGTCGAGCGCGTGCGCCACATTATCCGTGATTATGCGTGGGAGGAAGACCGCCACGAACTGAGAAGCGATAAAGCCAAAAAAGCCCGCTTTCATGCTGAGGCCATCGACCCGGAAAAGGGCAGCGCTACCGGCTATGTCGCTAAATACATTTCCAAAAATATCGACGGCTATGCACTCGATGGTGAAACAGATGACGAAAGCGGCGAACTGTTGAAAGAGACCGCGCCCGCCGTTTCTGCCTGGGCCGCGCGCTGGCATATTCGTCAGTTTCAGTTTATCGGTGGCGCACCGGTGACGGTCTACCGTGAGTTACGTCGTCTTGCTGATACCGAGACCGCGCACGGCCTGAGCGTCGAGTTTGCCGCCGTTCATGATGCCGCCGACGCTGGTGATTGGGCTGGTTATGTTAATGCGCAAGGTGGCCCGTTTGTGCGCCGCGACGATTTGCAGGTGCGTACGTTGTACGAACCACGTACCGAGTTTAATCAGTACGGCGAGGAGACGGTCTGCATTCGTGGCGTTTACGACTCTGCCATCGGTGCCGATACCCCGATTATGACCCGTCTCACTCAGTGGAAGATTGTGCCGAAGCGTGCCGTTGATTTGGCCGTTGACCTTCAGGGCGCTCCTGCGCCCTCTCGGAGTTCTGTCAATAACTGTACGGGAAGCGAAAGCGATCCGCCGGAGCTGGATTTATCCAAACCGTTGAGTCGAAGTGAAAGGCGGAAGCTAACGACCAGACTCAGGGACAAAAAACGGGTCATCGGGCGTGATTTTGTCCACGGAACGGATAAACAACGCGCAGCCATTGACAGAACAATAGACGAGATTCAGCTCACGACCGGCGAAATCATCAGCCGGGGTGAGGCCCTGCACCTGATGGCCGGTGGCAAAAGTTGCATAAACGGCAAATGGTGCCGTGGTTCATCAACCGGTGAAATTTTCCCGGCAGCACCGTCACACCGGGCGCAGGCCAGACAAATCCTAAATCGAGTCGCGGGGTTAGCAGCAAAGCAGCACCAGAGATGACATTTAATATTCATCGATTTCATTAACATACAGACTAATCACGATTGATAATTTTTCTTTTAATCCCTTGCGCATACGTGGTACTGTATGAATATACAGTGATACTTGTGGGAGGGATTTCATGGTTGATGAATATTTCAGCCAAAGACAGAAAAAATGGGCTTGTGTGCAATTCATCGCCGAAGTGTCTCTGATTGCAAACTGCAAACCGTCAGAACTCAAGCTCGCCCTGTCTCTCATTGCTGACCTTGCAAACAGTGAAAATAAAGAACCTGAAGAAGAAGAAGTTTTCTATAAGGCTGAATAGATTATGAGAATCAATATCACGCTGGATAAAGAACAAAAAATAGGTCAGCAGATAGTCGATGCTTTCCAGGATGAATTAACACGTAAGGTGAGATGTGCTTTTCCAACCACACGGGTTACTGTTAAGAAAGGGTCTGTAACTGGCGTCGAACTACTTGGTTTCGATAAGGAGTCAGACCGTGAAGCGTTGGACTCTATTCTTCAGGAAGTATGGGAAGACGAAAGCTGGCGTTAAACATGCTAACCCCGATGGCGCAAAAACTGGTTTTTTGCGTCGTCGGGGTTGAACAACTCGCTTCGTGCGAGGCGTTAGAAAATCCCTTTTTTATCCGATAATTTCCATCCTTATGGCCGTGCATGCATTAAGTGCATCATTCTGCATGCAGACTTTCCCTCATAATTTGACGATCGCCGCCAGCGCTGGCGCGGATCCGATGACCTGTTGCAGTTGCATTAAATACGACCCACGAAGCGGGCAGGCGAGGCGGGGAAAGCACTGCGCGCCAGCTTACTTTTGCGCATTTATTTTCGCAGCCTGAGCGCGTCGCTGTGCCGCGCGGGTTCGCGAGGGTGTCGGTGGGTGGTGTGGCGGTGTCTGAGGGCGTGGCGGGCTTGTGAGGCGGTCAGGCGTGGGGGTAGGAAAAAGCCGCCCGGAGGCGGCGAAAATCAGTCACTTTCGGTGTCGAGGGTGTAACTTTTGAACCTGATCACCTCCTGACCGGCCCACGCGTTGACCTCGCGCATCCGGTCCTGTAGCGGGATGAGCTCGTTACGGACAAACACCTTTGCCACCTTCTCGATGTCGCCGAGCGAGCCGACGTTTTCCGGCTTGCCACCCATCAGCTGGAACGGGATGCGGTGAGCGTCGAGCAGGTCGGCGGCGCTGACTTTTTTGATGTTAAAGAAATCGTCTTTCGTTGCCACCTCACTGAGCGGCACAATTTTAATGCCGTCTGGTTTTCCGTGCGGTGCGTAGAAAAACAGATTTTTGAAGTTGCCGAGTCCCTTCGAACTGCGCATCGCATCGCGCAGCGCCTCAACATCGGTACCGCTTTGCGCGGCGTCCGTCACATACATGATGTAACCCGCATGAGCCCCGTTCTGGTAATACTTGCGACGAAATAGCGTCGCCGCTTCATTCAGCCATGCGGAGTTTAGCGCGCTGAGATATTCCGGCATGCCGTACAGCTCCTGATTGATGTCAGGCTCCAGCAGGTGGAATACGGATCCCGGCGAGAACGGGTGCGGCTGGTCGAATGACGGCACCCACCAGTAGACATCATCCTCAATACCACGCCGCGTGTATTTCGCCGGTGACGCTTCCAGCTTCAGCGGGCGACCAGTGACACTCTTTCGGAGCTCTAAAAACGCGTTGCCAAACACCAGAAAATCAAGCGCGAAGCGGCTGAAGTCCTGTTGTGACAGTAGCGGGTGCGGAATAAACGTTGAGGCCAGAATGTTGCGCTTAACGTAAATCGGCGAGCTGTGATGCACGGCGGCGCGCAGGCTTTTCGCCAGCCCGTTAAAGCTGACCGGCGGTTCGAACCAGCGTCCATTATTGACGCATTCAACGTAATCCAGAATATCGCGGCGATCGAGCACCGCGCTCGGCTCGCCAAAAGTAAACGCCTCCACTTTTTGGGGCGAGGAGTCTTTCATGTTGCGCGGGCGCTTTTGCGGCTGCGGCTTGCGGCCTTTGTATTTACTCATCAGTTGAACTCCAGAATGGAAGATGTCGCCTGGCCGCTGCCAGCGGTGAGCGGTTCGTTTAACAGCGCGTGCATGGTCGCCCAGGCGACGTCCGCATGACTGGCCTCCTCGGTGCGGCTGGCCTCATAGGTGGCACTGCGCCCGCTGCTGGTCATGGTCTTGCGGATAGCCATAAACGAGGTGGTGATGTCGGTGGCGCTGACGTCGTATTCGAGACAGCCGCGGCGAATCACGTCTTTTGCTTTCAGCACCATCGCGGTTTTCATTTCCGGCGTGTAGCGGATATCGCGGGCGGCGGGATAAAACGAGCGAACCAGCTGGAAGACGCCAATACCGAGGCCGGTCGCATCGATACCGATGTACTCGACGTTGTATTTTTCGGTGAGCTGGCGAATGGATTCGGCCTGCGTCGCAAAGTCCATCCCTTTCCACTGGTGGCGCTCCAGAATGCGGAACTTGCCACCGGCGACAACCGGCGGCGCGAGCACCACACACCCGGCGCTGTCGCCACTGTGAGACGGGTCGTATCCCACCCACACCGGGCGGGAGCCGAACGGGTTGTCGGCGAACGGTGCGAAGTCCTCCCACTCTTCCAGGCTGTCGACCATGCAGCGTTGCAAATCCTCGAACGGGAACACCGACGCCTTGTCGTCAACGAACTCGCACATGAACAGATTGCGGAAGTCGTCGACACTGTTTTCGCGCTGTAGCTGCTCAAGGTTGAACAGCGTACAGCCCCCGGCGAGCGCATCCTCAATGGTGACAATCTGCCGCCACTGACCATCAGGACACGCCACGCCAGCGGCGAGCGCGTCATGACTGATATCGATGTCGACCCGCTCGCTGGGACGGGCGCGGCCACGGTTGAACAACTCTCCCGACCAGAACGGGTAAGCGCCGTGCGCCAGGGTGGAAGGCGTCGAAAAATAGGTGCTGCGCAGGTGGCTTTGTGAGGCCATGCCCGACGACACTTTGCGCAGTTTCTGGAAGTTGGGGATCCAGAATATCTCATCGACATACAGGTCGCCGTTATGGCTCTGCGCGGTGTTTGAGTTGGTGCCGAGAAAAATCAGCTTTGCGCCGTTGTTGCCGATGACAATCGGGTCGCCGGTCAGGTCGACATCGACCAGGCGCGCAAACTGGATGATGTACTCGCGGAATACATACGCCTGCGTTTTACTCGCTGACAGAAAAATCTGGTTATGGCCGGTTTTCAGCGCATGCAGCAGCGCCTCGCGTGAAAAGTAGAACGTCGCCCCAATCTGGCGCGATTTCAGAATGTCGCGAATGCGGTGCTCAAGCCCGGCGCGGTGCCAGCGGAGCTGATACTCGAAAGACTCTGCAAAGAAAATCTCTTCCAGTTTCTCGATAGCCTCGTCGCTGAAAAAGTTCTTTGTCGGCTTTTTGCGGTCGCCTTTGTTGCGGTTGGCCACGTTGGGATTAAGGTCAACCTCGTTTCCTGTCTGGCCATAGCGATTAATGCGTGCAAAGCGCTCCATCTGCCGGGCCAGAAAATCCGCCACCTTGAAATCGTGGGGTGTGAGGTTGGGCTTTGCGTAGAGCTGAATCAGCCGGGCCTCTAAGGTGCTTTCGACCCGGTTCAGCGGTGCCGTTTCGTCCCACTGGTCGCGCTGTTTCCAGCTCTGCACCGTCGGGCGTTTGGTCTGCAACATTTCGGCAATCTGCGGCACGGAAAACCCCTGCCAGTACAGCAAAGCCGCCTGGCGTCGCGGGTCGTTTAAGAGTGTGGTGTCGGTGGTAATGGTCATGGATGCCTCGCCGTGATTGATACAGGGCAAGGCTAAAGAAACGGGTGATGCGAATCGCTAAGGTGCTGTTGTGTGAGGGATAAGCCATCCGGGACAGATGGCGGGTGGGCGGCGACGTCGGGAAACTAACCCCGACCCGTTAACCCGATATCAGGACTCCTGACAATGGCAAAAAAAGTTTCAAAATGGTTTCGCATCGGCGTCGAAGGCGATACCTGTGACGGCCGCGTTATCAGCGCGACGGATATTCAGGAAATGGCCGAGACCTTTGACCCCCGCGTCTACGGTTGCCGCATTAACCTCGAACACCTGAAAGGCATCCTGCCGGATGGCCCGTTCAGCCGTTACGGCGATGTGGTTGAGCTGAAGTCTGAAAAGATTGACGACGATTCGGTACTGAAAGGCAAGCTGGCGCTGTTCGCCAAAATCACCCCGACCGATGACCTGATCGCAATGAATAAAAAATTGCAGAAGGTCTACACCTCAATGGAAATTCAGCCGAATTTCGCCAATACCGGCAAATGCTACCTGGTCGGCCTGGCGGTGACCGATGACCCGGCCAGCCTCGGCACCGAATACCTCGAATTTTGCCGGGGTGCCAAATTTAACCCCCTCAACCGCTTCAAAGCCGAGCCGGGCAACCTGATTTCCGTCGCCACCCTCGCCGAGCTGGAGTTTGAAGACCAGGCGGAAAATGTCTTTACCGCCCTGAGCGACAAAGTGAAAGCGATCTTCAGCCGCAAACAGGCCAGCGATGACGCCCGTTTTCAGGATGTGCATGAGGCCGTGACGACCGTCAGTGAGCATGTGCAGGAAAACCTCACTGCCACTGAACAGCGTCTTGCCACGCTGGAAAATGCCTTTGCGACGCTGAAACAGGACGTCACCACGAAGGCCGACCAGACCAGCCAGGCATTCAGCCAGTTAAAAACGTCGCTGGATACGACCGAAAGCACCACGCAGCCACGCCGCAAGCTCTCCACTGGTGGCGGTGGCGACGAGCTGCTGACCGACTGCTAAACGGTCGTGAATTTATCGCCGGGCGACAGGCTTGCCCGGTCAGACAACCCGATTTAACCAAACAGGAAAGACTATGCGTCAGGAAACCCGTTTTAAATTCAATGCCTACCTGTCCCGCGTTGCCGAGCTGAACGGCATCGACCCGGCCGACGTGAGTAAAAAATTCAACGTCGAGCCGTCCGTCACGCAAACCATGATGAACACCGTGCAGATGTCATCTGCCTTTTTGCAGAAAATTAATATCGTGCCGGTGGATGAGCTGAAGGGTGAAAAAATTGGCGTTGGCGTCAATGGCACCATCGCCAGCACCACGGACACCAACAGCGGCAAGGAGCGTAAAACCGCCGACTTTACCGCGCTGGAGTCCAAAAAATACGAGTGCGATCAGGTCAACTTTGACTTCCACTTCAAATATAAAAAGCTGGATTTGTGGGCGCGCTTCCAGGACTTCCAGCGCCGTATTCGCGATGCCATCATCCAGCGGCAGGCGCTCGATTTCATCATGGCCGGGTTCAACGGCGTTGAGCGCGCCGAAACTTCTGACCGTGCCACTCACCCGATGTTGCAGGATGTCGCCGTCGGCTGGCCGCAGAAATACCGCAATGAAGCGGCGACCCGCGTGATGAGCAAAATCGTCGACGAGGAAGGGAACGTCGTTTCCGCCGTGATCCGTGTGGGTAAAAACGGCGATTACGTTAACCTCGATGCGCTGGTCATGGATGCCACCGACAACCTGATTGACGAGATTTATCAGGAAGATTCGGAGCTCGTCGCGATTGTGGGCCGTAAGCTGCTGGCCGACAAATATTTCCCGATCGTCAACAAAGACCAGCCGAACAGCGAAGCGCTCGCGGCTGACATCATCATCAGCCAGAAACGCATCGGCAATCTGCCCGCCGTCCGTGTGCCGTACTTCCCGGCGAACGCGATTATGGTGACGCGTCTCGATAACCTGTCCATCTATTTCATGGATGAAAGTCACCGCCGCTCCATCATCGAAAACCCGAAACTCGACCAGGTGGAAAACTACGAATCGATGAACATCGATTACGTGGTCGAAACCTACGCCGCCGGGTGCTTCATTGAAAATATCAAGCTGGGCGATTTCTCTGCCGCGCAACCGGAGGGCTAACCGATGACGAGCCCCGCACAGCGTCACATGATGCGGGTCTCGGCCATTGAAACCGCGCAGCGGGAAAACAACCCGCTGCGGCATGCCACTGCCTACGAGCAGATGCTGGTTAAGCTGGCCGCAGACCAACGCACGTTAAAAGCCATCTTTGGTAAAGAGCTGAAAGCAACGAAAAAGCGCGAGCTGCTGCCGTTCTATCTGCCGTGGGTCAGTGGCGTGCTGGAACAGGGCAAAGGCGCGCAGGATGACATCGTGATGACCGTCATGCTGTGGCGTCTCGATGTCGGCGATATCGGCGGCGCGATGGATATTGCCCGGTACGCGTTTAAGTACGGTCTGACCATGCCTGGTAAACACCGCCGCCCGCCGCAGTACATGTTTACCGAAGAGGTGGCGCTCGCCGCCATGCGCGCCCATGCCGCCGGGGAACCGGTCGTCATCAGCCAGCTGCTCGACACGCTGGCGCTGACCGCCGCTGCGGATATGCCCGACGAGGTGCGCGCAAAGCTGCACAAGATCACCGGCCAGGTGTTGCGGGATAACAAACAGCCCGCCGACGCGCTGGCCCACCTCAAGCGAGCGATGCAGCTCGATTGTCAGGCAGGCGTTAAAAAAGACATTGAACGGCTTGAGCGTGAGCTGAAGCCAAAACCGGCAACGGTCGTTAAAGCCCCGTTAAGAGCGCCGCGCGCCGTGAAAACCACGGCACCGGCTAAACGTGGCCGACCGAAAAAGAACCCCGGTTAACAGAATGCGCCCCGCGCCAGGGCGGCACGCCGGTCGATGAGGGTTATTTACCCGACCTGAGACCGGCGTCCACCGCCCACCTATTCAGAGGTAGTCATGACGACGCTGATTATTAAAAAGAACGATGAGCCGCAGCCGGATGGCGTGGTGGTCATCCCACCGCCTGCCAGCGATGAGCCGGTGATAAAAAATACGTTTTTCTTTCCTGATATCGACCCGAAACGCGTGCGTGAAGGGATGCGCCTTGAGCAGACCGTCGCCCCGGCCCGGCTGCGTGAGGCCATCAAAACCGGCATCGCCGAAACCAATGCCGAGCTGTTTTTGTGGCGGGAACAGCAGATTGCCGGGGGGTTTAGCAAGCTGGCCGACGTGCCGTCTGACGATCTCGACGGCGAGAGCGTGCGCGTTTTCTATTACCTGCGCGCCGTTACCTCAATGGCGACCGCCACGCTCTATGAGCGTTATCGCGGTGTGGATGCCAGCGCCAAAGGCGACAAGAAAGCCGACAGCATCGATACCACTGTCGACGAACTGTGGCGGGACATGCGCTGGGCCGTATCACGCGTCCAGGACAAGCCCCGCTGCATCGTGAGCCAAATCTGATGCAGGCCATCGCACAACAGGGCGACACGCTCGACATGATTTGCGCCCGGTATTACGGGCGTACTGAGGGGGTATTCGAGTCGGTGCTCGCCGCAAATCCGGGGCTGGCCGAGCTCGGCGCAGTGCTGCCACATGGCACGGTGGTCGAGCTGCCCGACGTCCAGTCATCCCCCGTAACTGAAACAATTAATCTGTGGGAGTAAACACATGACGGAAGGTGAAAAAAGCGTCCTGTCACTGTTTTTGATCGGCGTGCTGATTGTCGTCGGGAAAGTGCTGGCCGGTGGTGAGCCCATTACCGCCCGGCTTTTTATTGGTCGCATGCTGCTGGGCGGCTTTGTCTCGATGGTGGCCGGGGTGGCACTTGTGCAGTTTCCAGACCTGCCGCCTGCCGCCGTGTGCGGATTTGGCTCGATGCTGGGTATCGCCGGTTATCAGGCGGTGGAGATTGCGATTCAGCGCAGGATTAAAAAAGGGGAAAGCGATGGCGGTCATTAAAACACACCCCAACGTCGCGGCATTTCTCGACACGCTGGCGTTTTCAGAGGGTACGGCGACGCACCCGCTGACGAAAAACAACGGGTACGACGTCATCGTCACCGGTATCGATGGTAAGCCGGAGATTTTTACCGACTATCGCGATCACCCGTTTGCCGGTGGGCGCCCGGCGAAGGTCTTCAATCGTCGCGGGGAAAAATCCACGGCATCCGGGCGTTACCAGCAGCTTTACCTGTTCTGGCCGCATTACAAAAAGCAGCTCGCTTTGCCGGATTTCAGCCCGGTATCGCAGGACAGGCTCGCCATTCAGCTGATTCGCGAGCGCGGCGCGCTGGAAGATTTGCAGCAGGGGCGCATCGAGCGCGCGATCTCCCGCTGTCGCAATATCTGGGCTTCATTGCCGGGGGCCGGGTACGGTCAGCGCGAGCACAGCCTCGACAAGCTGGTCGCAGTGTGGCGTAAGGCCGGAGGCGTATCCGCATGAAAATAGTCATTATCCTGCTGGCGCTGGCCTGCGCGGGTCTGCTGTGGATGCGACACGATAACAGCAATTTGCGGGCCTCATTTGAACGTGCGAACCGGGTCGCCGGTACGCAGAAAAACACGATCACCATGCTGAAAAATCAGCTCAACGTTGCCGCAGAGCAGTCCCAGCGTAAAGAGCTGGCGCAGGTCGCTATGAGGGACAAGCTCACTGCGGCTAACCTGCTGGCTTTCAGGCGTGAACAAACCATCACGAGGTTACTCAATGAAAATGACGCGTTTCGCCGCTGGTATCGCGCTGATTTACCTGATGCTGTGCGCCGGTTGCACCAGCGCGCCGCCTGCACCAACGCCGCCGCCGGTGATTGTTTACAACGCCTGCCCGAAGGTCAGCCCCTGCCCGATGCCGGGCAGCGACCCGCTGACTAATGGCGACCTGAGTGCGGATATACGCCAGCTCGAAAATGCCCTGAAAAGCTGTGCAATCCAGGTCGATACGGTTAAACAATGCCAGGATGAAATCGATGAAAAAGCCCAACAGTCTGCGAAAAGCCTTAACTGATGCGGTGCCGGTACTGCGTACCAACCCCGATATGCTTTGCCTTCGCCTGGACGATGGCAACAATACGGCGACGCTGGCGCGCTCCCTGTCGTTTGAAAAACGGTACACGCTTAACATCGTGGTCACTGATTTTACCGACGATATTGACCTGTTGTTTGTGCCGATTATGGCCTGGCTACGGGTCAATCAGCCGGACATCATGACAACCGACGAGGGGAGAAAAAAAGGCTTTGCCTGGTACGCTGACATCAATAACGACAGCAGCCTCGATGTCAGCATCAGCCTGTTGCTGACCGAGCGCACGCTGGTCAAAGAGGTCGACGGCGCAATGTACGTTGAGAACATCCCGGAGCCGCCACCGCCGGAGCCGGTGACGCGCCCTGTTGAGATGTGGAGTAATGGCGAACGGGTGAGTAAATGGGATGAATGACTTCAAACCCTTTGAGGACAAGCTCGCCGGATTGATAGCGGCCCTTTCCCCCGCCGGGCGTCGTCGGATGACCGCCGATATTGCGAAGAAACTGCGCCAGCGGCAACAGCAGCGCATTAAATCGCAAAAAGCGCCGGACGGTTCGCCATTTGCCCCGCGTAAGCGCCCGCCCGTCAGGGCAAAGCAAGGCCGGATTAAGCGCGAGATGTTCGCGAAACTGCGTACCAGTCGCTATATGAAAGCAAGCGGTAACGACAGCGCGGCGGTGGTGGAATTTACCGGGAAAGTGCAGCGCATCGCCCGCGTGCATCAGCTCGGGCTCAAGGATAAACCATCACCAAAAAGCGCCGAAGTTGAATATCCACAACGTCAGCTTTTGGGCTTTACCGAAGACGACCGGCAACTTGTGGAAAGCGTCATTATCGACTACCTCGCCGATTAACGTTGTGCCAGCCAGGGCAAAACGCCCGCAGATTGCCGCCGGAACACCCCGGCGGCATCCTTTCCCCTATGAATACTCTCGCATCTATCCAGGAACTCGCCCGCGCGATACGCAACATGATCCGCACCGGCATCGTCGTCGAAACTGACCTCGACGCCGGGCGCTGTCGCGTACAGACCGGCGGCATTTATACCGACTGGCTCCAGTGGCTGACGCACCGGGCCGGACGCTCGCGCACCTGGTGGGCTCCCTCTGTTGGTGAGCAGGTGATGATTCTGGCCGTGGGCGGCGAACTCGATACCGCCTTTGTGCTGCCGGGTATTTATTCCGACGACAACCCCGCGCCGTCGGCCTCGGCGGATGCCTGGCACGTTGAGTTTCCCGACGGTGCCGTTATGAGTTATGAGCCGGAAACCGGCGCGCTGACCGTCACCGGCATTAAAACCGCCGATGTGACCGCATCCGATTCGGTTGCCGTCAGCGTGCCGGTGGTGCTGGTCAAAGCCTCGACCCGCGTCACCCTCGATACACCGGAAGTGGTCTGTACCAACAAGCTGACGACCGGCACGCTGGAGGTGAAGCAAGGCGGCAAGATGTCTGGTGATATTGAGCACAGCGGCGGCTCATTCTCTTCTAACGGCAAGGTGCTCCACACCCATAGACACCCTGGCGACAGCGGCGGACAGACGGGGGAACCACTATGACAGCGCGTTATCTCGGCATGAACCGCACGAACGGTGAAAGCATTTCAGACGTTGACCATATCAGCCAGAGCATCGGGGATATTCTGCGCACGCCTGTCGGCTCCCGCGTCATGCGTCGTGAATACGGTTCGCTGTTGTCGCAGATGATTGACCAGCCTCAGACCCCGGCGCTTGAGCTGCAAATTATGGCAGCGTGCTACATGGCGATCCTGAAGTGGGAACCGCGCGTCAGGCTGACCAGCATCACCACAGCGCGGCAGTTTAACGGGCAAATGGTCGTCGATGTGACAGGCCAAATCACCGATACCGGCGAGAGCCTTTCTTTAACTATTCCTGTGAGTTGAACCTATGGCAGTTATCGACCTGAGCCAGCTCCCCGCGCCTGATGTGGTGGAAACGCTGGATTTTGAAACCATCCTCGCCGAGCGCAAAGCGACGCTGATTTCACTGTACCCGGAAGATGAGCAGGAAGCGGTCGCCAGGACATTGACGCTGGAGTCAGAGCCACTGGTGAAATATCTCGAAGAGAATGCCTACCGCGAGGTGATTTTACGCCAGCGCATTAACGAGGCGGCGAAAGCCGGGATGGTGGCCTATGCCATTAAAAACGACCTGGACCAGCTCGCGGCAAATAATAACGTTGAACGCCTGGTCATCACTCCGGGTGACAATACGCAAATACCGCCAGTGGATGCGGTATTGGAATCCGACAGTGATTTACGCCAGCGCATCCCGGCGGCATTTGAGGGCATGAGTGTTGCCGGGCCGACCGGTGCCTATGAGTTTCACGCCCTGAGTGCTGATGGCCGCGTAGCGGATGCCTCGGCGAACAGCCCGGCACCGGCAGAAGTCACTATCGCCGTCCTGTCGCGGGAAGGTGACGGAACGGCATCAGACGATTTATTGCAGGTGGTCAGTACCGCGCTGAATGATGAGAGTGTCCGCCCGGTGGCTGACCGCCTGACGGTCGTGTCAGCTGAAATAGTCAACTATGCGGTCGACGCGGCGCTGTATGTCTACCCAGGCCCGGCGACCGAGCCGATTCTTGCCGCTGCCAAAGCGCAGTTAACCGCTTATATCACAGAGCAGCGCCGTCTCGGTCGGGATATCCGCATGTCTGCCCTCTATGCCGCGATGCATGTGCAGGGGGTTCAGCGTGTCGAGCTGCGCGAGCCGAGGGCCGACGTAGTGCTTGATAAAACCCAGGCCGCGTACTGCACCGAAACCAGCGTTGTGATAGGGGGCTCTGATGAATAATTCGCTAATGGCGACCGGGTCATCGCAGCTTGAACAGCGAGCCGCCGAGGCTTGCGCCGTCATCAGTGATTTATCTATCCCGCTGCGTGACTTGTGGGATCCGTGGAAATGCCCGGTAAAGTTTCTGCCCTATCTGGCGTGGGCGTTTTCCGTTGATAGCTGGGATGAGAACTGGAGCGAAGAAGAAAAACGAGTCGTAACCAGTGAAGCATTCTGGCTCCATCAGCGTAAAGGAACGATTGCAGCAGTCCGCTTTGTGGTTGAAAAAATGGGGTATTCCATATCAATCGACGAGTGGTGGCAGGTTGCTGACCCCGCCGGGACATTTCGGCTGGAAGTGGATGTGAATGACATTGGCATTACATCACGGATGCTGGATGAACTGACCCGCCTGATTAACGATGCAAAGCCCGTGAGCCGCCATCTTTCCCGGTTTTCAGTCGCGGTAAAAGTGCGGGGGAATATTCATACAGGGTCATCGCTACACTGCGGGGAAATCGTCAGCGTGTACCCGGAAACGTATGAACCGGATGACGGTATTTTTTATAACGGCGTGATTTTTCACGATGGTAATTTTAGCTACAGGTGACATTTATGACGAACATGACAGAATCGCCATCGTGGGAAGAAAGCATTGAGCTGATAGCCAGAAGCGAACGTGTTTCAGGTGGTCAGGATGGTGTCGCAAACCGGCCATTAAAAAAACTGGCTAACCGTACCCTGTATCTGAAGGATAAATATGACGGGCTGAATACCGACCTTTCCGGCAAGGTTGAAGCGGTTAAAACCTTTGCCGGTGGTGCCGTGCTGAACTCTCCCCGTGACGAAATTCTCTACGGTATTCTGCGTCTGGTCTGGACGGGGCCTTTTCCGAAAGAAGTTGCTCCAGGTTCATCCCCGCAGACAACCGGCGGGGTTGGCGTCGGTGCATGGGCGTATACCTCGGACGCGGTCATTCGTCATGACCTCGCCTCTTATCTGGGCCCGTCCTTTATGGGGATGCCGGAGGGCGGAACGCTGTTTGACCTGCTGGGCGGCTGGGTCTGCCCGGAAATGTACGGTGCCACTGCCGGTGATGAATCCGCCGCGCATGCAAACTCAAAGGCATTCTACAGAATGTTTGAAGTGCTTCGCCGTCGTGGTGGCGGGGTTATTTATATGAAACCCGGCGCGACATACTGTGTCGATTTTATCAATTTCGTTCCCGCCAACGTCAGGCTTTACGCCTGCGGCGCGACCATTAAACATATTAATCCCATCTCCGCTTTCGGGCGTGGTGGGCTGGTTATCGGTGGCGGGCAGGAGTGGAACTACGCGACAGCGAAAGCCGCGTATGAATCGGATACTTACCCGGCAGCGGTACGCGATGACACGCTGAAAGACCTAGCTATCGGCGATTATCTGGAATTCAATGAAGACCACGTGCAGGCGGAAAACGTTGATATCTATGATTTACGTATGGAGGCCGCCTTTACCGACAGCACTTCATGGGGCGGCTATGCCATCAACGTCGCTAATGCCCGGCATGTCCGTATTCACAATCTCAGGGCGAAGGGCTGGACGCAGGCGTTTAACTTTGGCTCTGATGTTCACCCTTCCAGTCCGTCATGTTATGACGTGCGCATTTATAACCTGGTCGTGGAAGAAGCCGACCCCAACAGGACGTATTACGCCTTTGGTTTTATCGCAAACTCGACAGAATGTGAGGTGTGCGGCGCTACGCTGCTGAAGCCGCTGACGGCAGGCACGCGTAACGGCTCCGGGCTGGCGGTGAATGCGGTGGAGCGCTGCCGTATCTCCGGTATCAACATTCCTGACCTGGGCAGGACGGTTTCCAGCGAGGGGGTGCTGATAAATAACGCCCGCGATACCTGGGTGGATGATGTGCGGGTGGGGAATGCGAAATCAGCGCTGTCCACGTTTTACTCCGTTGACAGTTATAACGACGCCAGTCATCGCAATATTATCGGGCGGGTCTATGCGAACAACTGCGACCAGGCCGTCGCCATTGGCGCAAAATATGCCGTTATTCAGGACGTGAAATCTGAGAACTGCACGCAGGATATTTACTTCAGGAACATCAACGCGACCGGGAATATCCTGAAGTTTGAACCGGGAAAAATGATTATCAGTGATTCCAGTGTAAATAAGCTTTTCTGGTATCTGATTTATAACACCGTGAAAGGCTGGGCGCGGGAATATATCCGGGTGAGGCCCATTGATATGTTTCGGGGGAACTTTGCCAACCTGTATTCATGGGACACAAATAAATCAGTCAAGATGAATACCGGCATTACCGCAGAATTTATCTATACGTTTCCCCGTCATATTAAGGCGCTGGACGCTGTCACATTTATGGGGAACTTTAGCGTAGGGGCGCAGGTAGCGGCTGACCCGGCGCAGACTGTTCCGGCGCGCCCCACGCAACTGACGGCAGCGATCAGGTATATGGCGTCGGATGACCCCTCGACAGCGGAAGAGCCGGTTATCCCGGCAAGCGGAAAGGTTGTGATTTCAGCGCTCACTCAGGGTGACGGGGATTTCATCAAAACCTTTGACCTGCACGGAGAAGCCCTGGGGTTTCTGCCCCTGACCGGTTCGGTTTACGGGGTGGACAATTCGATGGACATGCGTTTTTCATTTGTGAACGGTGTGGCAGCAAATACTATGAAACCGGCCATTTTCAGAGTGTGGAGATAATTATGCAGGGTACAGATGCTAAACAGGCCGATACACTGTATCGGGGAATTATTGAATATTACCGTTATTCCGGGCTGGGCATTACCGCTGCGCAGATTTCGCAGCGGGATGCGCTGATTGCGCAGAATGCCATTGTTTGTGACGATTCACTGGATGAGCGCGTGCTGCTTCTTCAGGACGAATATATTGCGGCGGAAGGCAACATGGATAAACAGCGGCAGATTATTGAAGATGTTATTTCTTTGCTGGCTGCATAAGTTGCGCACATCCCGACCCGTGCCGTAAATAATGAAACGAGTGGTGGTACAGAATGAGTAAAAAATTTCTATCCCTGGTCACAAAACAAGGTACGGAAGCCATCGCCGCCGCCATTGTAAACGACGAACGGGTCGCCTTTGCTGAAATGGCCGTGGGTGACGGTAACGGTATTGTACCGGTACCGGATGAAAACCAGACGGCGCTGATTAATGAGCTTTTCCGCACGCAGCTTAACAGTGTGAAAATCGTTGATGATGAGAAAAATATCATTGCGGCGGAAATGATAATGCCTCCGGAAGTGGGCGGTTTTACCATCCGGGAGGCGGCGTTATTTGATGCCGGGGGTGTCTGCCTGGCTGTCGCCAGCGTGCCGGAAACCTATAAGCCGCTGCTTGCTGAAGGGTCGGGGCGTTTTACCGTTCTGCGCATCTGGCTGACGGTCAGCAGTACGGCGAATATTGAGCTGATAGTTGACCCGGGGATCGTACTGGCGACGGTAGAAGATGTTATTCAGGTCGGGAACGATGCGAAGGATTACACGGATAACCAACTGAGTGAGCACGCGCAGTCACGCAATCACCCCGATGCCACGCTGACTGAAAAGGGCTTTACGAAACTCAGTAATGATACGGACAGTGAGGACGAGGATCGGGCTGCGACACCTGCGGCAGTCAAAGCCGCGATTGCGCAGGCAATCCGTGCCGCCTGGGAACTGGATAACCCCGTCGGTACCACGCGGTTCTTTAATCAGAATGTGAACCCCAATGAACAATGGTCATGGTCAGAGTGGATTTACACTGGCGAAAATAAAACGATCCGCATCGGCAAAGCGGACGGTTCAGACGTCGGCGCGACCGGCGGCAGCGATACCGTCACGCTCCAGCAGGCCAACCTGCCCGCCGTTCAGATTGATGTGAGTGGCGAAACCAGTGAACAGGCGGAGCAGAAGATAAGAACATCTGAAGACGGCGAGCACAATCATGGTGGCGTAGCCGGTAAGGATGACCCGTGGGAAATAGGCGGGGATGTGCGGCAGCTCTTTAACCCGAAAGAACTGGGTGTCACGGATATGGGCGGGAAGCATGACCATGAAGTAATTGTACCCCCGCACAAACACTCGACCACCGGCAAAACCGCCAACCTCGGCGAAGGAAAATCGTTCAGCGTGGTGGAAGCGCACACCCTGCTTATGTGCTGGAGCCGCGTCGCCTGACCCTGTGACGGTCATTCCTGTTGTACCGTCCCTGTTACAGCGGGGATGACTCGTCACCCCTTCCCCCACGATTGAAAATAATGCTCACCCTTAACCACGGAGTTAAACGGATGAGCGATTTTCATCACGGCGTCCAGGTTGTCGAGATTAACGACGGCACCCGCGTCATTTCCACCGTATCAACAGCGATTATCGGTATGGTCTGTACGGCCAGCGATGCCGATGCCGCCACCTTCCCACTCAATAAGCCCGTACTGATTACCAGCGTGCAAAGCGCCATTGCGAAAGCGGGTACAAAAGGCACCCTGGCCGCATCCCTCCAGGCCATCGCCGACCAGTCGAAACCGGTCATTGTCGTTGTGCGCGTTGCCGAAGGTACCGGCGACGATGCCGAGGCGCAGACTATTTCCAACATCATCGGCGGCACCGACGAAAGCGGCAATTACACCGGGCTGAAAGCACTGCTCACGGCGGAGGCCGTCACCGGCGTTAAACCGCGCATCCTCGGCGTGCCGGGCCTCGATTCCCTTGAGGTTGCGACCGCGCTCGCGCCGATTTGCCAGAAGCTGCGCGCTTTTGGTTATATCAGCGCCTGGGATTGCCAGAACATTTCCGAGGCGATGCTCTATCGCGAGAATTTCAGCCAGCGTGAGCTGATGGTTATCTGGCCCGATTTTCTGGCATGGGATACCACGGCGAACGCGACCGAAACCGCCTGGGCGACTGCCCGCGCGCTGGGCCTGCGCGCCAAAATCGACCAGGACACCGGCTGGCATAAAACCCTGTCAAACGTTGGCGTGAATGGCGTCACCGGCATCAGCGCGTCGGTCTTCTGGGATTTGCAGGAATCCGGCACCGATGCCGACCTGCTTAACGAGGCTGGCGTCACCACGCTCATTCGCAAAGACGGTTTTCGATTCTGGGGTAACCGCTGCTGCTCCGATGACCCGTTGTTCCTGTTTGAGAACTACACCCGCACCGCGCAGGTTATCGCCGACACAATGGCCGCTGGTCATATGTGGGCTGTCGACAAACCCATCACCGCCACCCTGATTCGGGACATTGTTGCGGGCATCAATGCGAAATTTCGCGAGATGAAAACGGCGGGCTATATCGTCGATGCGACCTGCTGGTTTGATGAATCGGCCAACGACGCGGCGACCCTCAAAGCCGGGAAACTGTATATCGATTACGACTATACGCCGGTTCCCCCTCTCGAAAACCTGACGCTACGCCAGCGCATTACCGATAAATACCTGGCGAATCTGGTGTCATCGGTTAACAGCAATTAAGGAGCCCTGACCAATGGCAATGCCGCGCAAGCTCAAATACCTGAACACGTTTTTAGATGGCGTCAGCTATCTCGGCGTTATCGAGTCCGTCACCCTGCCAAAGCTGACCCGTAAGCTGGAAAACTACCGGGGCGGCGGGATGTCAGGCTCGGCCCCGGTCGATTTCGGCCTCGACGATGACGCGCTGGCGATGGAGATTTCCCTCGGCGGCTTCCCTGATGATGCGATTTGGTCGCTTTACGGTGCCGTCGGTACCGGGACGCTACTGCGCTATGCAGGCTCTTACCAGCGGGACGATACCGGCGAAACCGTGGCGGTGGAAGTTGAGACCCGTTTCAAGGTGAAGGAAGTCGATAACGGTGAGAGCAAACAGGGTGAGGATACCAGCAGCAAGCTCTCGCTGGTCTGTACGTACTACAAGCTGACCATGAATGGTAAAGAGCTGGTAGAAATCGACGTCCTCAACATGATTGAGAAGGTGAACGGCGTCGACCGACTCGACCAGCACCGCCGCAATATCGGCCTGTAATTTTTCCCCGGCCAGCACGCCTGGCCGGTTAACCCAGAATCCGTAAACAGCGAGAAACTCATGAGCAAAGAAAACATCGTCACCCTGGAAAACCCCATTAAACGCGGCGATCAGGTCATCGAAAAAATCACCCTGATGAAGCCCAACGCCGGAACCCTGCGCGGTGTCAGCCTGGCCGACGTTGCGCGTTCTGAAGTGGATGCCCTGATTAAAGTGCTGCCGCGTATGACCAGCCCGTCACTCACCGAGTCGGATGTCGTCATGATGGATTTACCCGATTTGATGGCGCTGGCAACAAAGGTGATCGGTTTTTTGTCGCCGAATTTGGCGGATTAAATTTTCCGAAAGATATGTCGGTCGATGACCTGATGGCGGATATCGCGGTGATTTTTCACTGGCCGCCATCAGAGTTATATCCCATGAGCCTGACCGAGCTCACCACCTGGCGCGAAAAGGCGCTACAGCGAAGCGGAAACACGAATGAGTAACGACGTTAAATTGCAGGTATTACTCAAGGCTGTTGACCAGGCGACCCGCCCGTTTAAATCCATCCAGACAGCGAGCAAAACGCTGTCTGGTGATATCCGGGACACTCAAAAATCGCTGCGTGAACTGAATGGCCAGGCATCCCGTATTGACGGGTTTCGCAAGGCCAGCGCGCAACTCGCCGTTACCGGTCAGGAGCTGAAGAAAGCGAAGCAGGAAGCCGCCGCGCTGGCGATCCAGTTTAAAAATACGGAACAGCCGACGCGCGCGCAGGCGCAGGCAATGGATGCCGCACGTAAAAGCGCCGCCGCGCTACAGCTCAAACACAACAGCTTGCGGCAGGCCGTACAACGCCAGCGGCAGGAACTCAGCCAGGCGGGAATTAATACCCGTACCCTGGCGGCAGACGAGCGCCGGTTAAAAACCAGCATCAGCGAAACGACGGCGCAGCTCAATCGCCAGCGTGAAGCACTGGCGCGCGTCAGCGCGCAACAGGCAAAGCTCAACGCGGTTAAGCAGCGATATCAGGCCGGTAAAGAGATGGCCGGTAAAATGGCCGGTGCGGGTGCTGCCGGGGTTGGTATCGCGACAGCGGGAACAATGGCCGGGGTTAAGCTGATGGTGCCGGGCTATGATTTCTCATTAAAAAATTCTGAGTTGCAGGCAGTACTCGGCGTGGCGAAAGATTCCGCAGAAATGACGGCTTTGAAAAAACAGGCCCGACAGCTCGGCGACAATACTGCCGCCTCTGCTGATGATGCCGCCAGTGCGCAGATTATTATCGCGAAAGGTGGCGGTGATGCCGCAGCTATAGCAGCCATGACGCCAGTAACATTGAATCTGTCACTTTCGAACAGAAAAACAATGGAGGAAAACGCGCAGCTGCTAATGGGGACAAAAGCCGCTTTTCAGCTCTCTAATGACGCGGCCGCGCATATTGGTGATGTTCTTTCAGCCACGATGAACAAAACCACCGCTGATTTTCAGGGGTTGAGTGACTCATTAAGTTACCTTGCCCCTGTGGCGAAAAATGCCGGGGTGAGTCTTGAGCAAGCCGCGGCGATTACTGGCACACTTCATGATAACAACATCAGGGGGTCAATGGCTGGTACGGGCGGTGCTGCTGTTATTACGAGATTACAGGCGCCAACAGGCAAGGCATACGATGCCCTCAAGGAGCTGGGCGTCAAAACCTCCGATAGAAAAGGCAATACGCGCCCGTTATTTACCATTCTGAAAGAAATGCAGGCCAGCTTTGAGCGGAACAAGCTCGGCACTGGTCAGAAAGCAGAATACGTTAAAACGATATTCGGCGAGGAGGCAATGAAGTCTGCCAGTGTACTGATGGCGGCGGCAGCCAGTGGAAAGCTCGATAAACTCACCGCTACGATAAAGGCCTCAGATGGTAAAACCGAGGAGTTGGTCAAGGTTATGCAGGATAACCTCGGCGGTGACTTCAAAGAGTTTCAGTCTGCTTATGAGGCTGTGGGTACTGACCTCTACGACCAGCAAGATAGCTCGTTGCGTCAGCTCACTCAGACAGCAACGCGATACGTGTTAAAGCTCGATGACTGGATCAAAAACAACAAGGAGTTAGCGGAAACTATTGGCATCATTGCCGGTGGCGCACTGGCTCTGATTGGCATTATCGGCGGAATTGGTCTCGTTGCGTGGCCGGTTGTCATGGGGATTAACGCCATTATTGCTGCCGCTGGCGTGATGGGTACCGTCTTTACTGTCGCTGGTAGTGCCATTGCAACCGCGCTCGGTGCGATCACATGGCCGATTGTGGCCGTCGGTGCGGCGATTGTGGCCGGGGCGCTGCTTATCCGTAAATATTGGGAACCCATCAGCGCATTTTTCTCAGGGGTGATTGAAGGCATCATCAGCGCCTTTGCACCGGTCGGGGAAATGTTCGCTCCACTGGCCCCCATTTTTGACGGCCTCGGCGAGAAATTGCGCAAAGTCTGGCAGTGGTTTAAAGACCTGATTGCGCCAGTCAAGGCCACGCAGGAGACGCTCGATAGCTGCAAAAATGTTGGTATCGTTTTCGGTCAGGCTCTGGCCGATGCACTGATGTTACCTCTGAATATTTTCAATAAGCTGCGCGGTGGCCTCGATGTCATTCTCGAAAAGCTCGGCCTTGTGAAAAAGGAGTCGAGCAGCATTGATGCAGAAACATCAAAAGCGTCGTCGGTTGGTCAGGGCGGTGGCTATATCCCGGCGACAAGCTCACTTGGCGGGTATCAGGCTTATCAGCCTGTTACGGCACCCGTCGGTCGTACCTACATTGACCAGAGCAGCCCAACCTATCAAATCAACATGCCGGGTGGCGCACCGGGCGGTCAACTCGGAAATCAGTTGCAGGATGCGTTAGAAAAATATGAACGCGACAAGCGAGCCAAAGCCCGCGCCAGCATGATGCACGATTAAGGAGGCGGATTATGATGCTTGCTTTTGGAATGTTTGTTTTTATGCGTCAGACGCTGCCCCACCAGACGCTACAACGCGATGCCGAATATCGATGGCCGTCAAATTCACGTGTCGGGAAACGAGATTCGTTTCAGTTTTTAGGGCCGGGTGAGGAGAAAATCACCCTGGCCGGGACGCTTTACCCGGAGCTCACCGGCGGAAAGCTGACGATGACGGCTATCCGCCTGATGGCTGACCAGGGGCGCGCCTGGCCGTTACTGGATGGCACCGGCACAATTTACGGTATGTACGTCATCAATAATATCAGCGAGACAGGAAGCCTGTTTTTTGCTGACGGAACGCCGCGCAAAATTGATTTTACGCTGACGCTCACCCGCGTGGATGAATCCCTTGCGGCGCTGTATGGCGATATCGGCGAACAGGCAAAATCACTGATTGGCAAGGCGGGAAATATGGCCTCGTCAGTGGCTGGCATGGTGGGGATTAGCTGATGCTGGATATGCTGAATATGAATGCGGGTGGCGTACTGACGCCCGATTTTATGCTGATGCTCGATAGCAAAGATATTACCGGCAACATCAGTAATCGGTTGATGAGCCTGACCATGACAGACAATCGCGGATTCGAAGCCGACCAGCTCGACATCGAGCTTGATGATGCTGACGGACTGGTCGAGCTGCCGTTACGCGGTGCCGTACTGACGCTTTACCTCGGGTGGAAAGGCTTTGCGTTGATTGGTAAGGGAAGTTTTACCGTCGATGAGGTTGAACATCATGGCGCGCCAGATACGGTGACAATCCGCGCCCGTAGCGCCGATTTTCGGGGGACGCTTAACTCACGTCGGGAAGAGTCCTGGCATGACAAGACGCTCGGCGAGATCGTGGCAGCGATAGCGACACGTAACAAACTGGCGTCGAACGTTATACCGGAGCTGGCCGGAATAAAAATTCCGCATATCGACCAGTCACAGGAATCGGACGCCAAATTTTTAACACGCCTCGCCGAGCGAAACGGCGGTGAGGTTTCGGTAAAAGCGGGAAAGTTGCTGTTACTCAAAGCCGGTCGTGGGGTTACAGCCAGCGGAAAGGCCATTCCGCAGGTCACGATCACCCGCAGTGATGGCGACCGCCATCAGTTTTCCATTGCTGACCGTGGGGCATATACCGGCGTTACGGCAAAATGGTTGCACACCAAAGACCCAAAACCACAAAAGCAAAAGGTTGCGTTAAAACGCAAACCCAAAGAGCAGCATTTACGCGCGCTACAGCACCCCAAAGCCAAACCGGTAACGAAGAAAAAAACGGTGAAGACGCCGGAAGCCAGGGAGGGTGAATACATGGTCGGTGAGGATGACAACGTGTTTGCCCTAACGACAATTTTTTCAACCAAAGCGCAGGCCATGCGAGCCGCCCAGGCCAAATGGGACAAACTGCAACGTGGGGTTGCTGAGTTTTCTATCAGGCTGGCGACGGGGCGAGCAGACCTTTACCCTGAGATGCCGGTACAGGTTGCGGGCTTTAAGCGCGTCATAGACGAGCAATCGTGGACAATTACTAAGGTTGTGCACTCTCTGAGCAATAATGGATTCACGACGAGCCTAGAGCTTGAGGTGAGGCTTACGGATGTTGAATACGAGTCAACCGAATAG